TGGTTGAGGCTAAAGCTACGGGTACACCGTTGATTGACGAATTAAGGCTTCGAGGCATCCCAGCCTTGGGTTTTGCCCCAGGAAAAGGTAGAGATAAGGTAACAAGAATGCACATGGTTGCACCATTGTTCGAAGCTGGTGTAGTATGGACACCAACAGATAAGAAGTTCGCAGAAGAAGTCATAGAAGAAGTAGTTTCATTTCCTAATGGTGATCATGATGACTTTTGTGATAGTATGACGTTAGCTATAATGAGATTCCGGCAAGGGGGCTTTGTTTCCCTTGAAGGAGAAGACATAGAAGAAGATTATTACCCTCAGAAAAGGGAGTACTACTAATGGCACTACCACCACAACCAATGGGATCAATTGTAGATTCAGGCCTTATGCAAGGTGGACCACAAGAAGAAATGTTGGGACAACAAGTTGAAGTAATGGCACCGGAAGAGTTTGAAGGTGGGGCAGAAGTTATCCCGGACGGAGAAGGTGGTGCTATAGTTCAAGCCATTGCAGAAGCAACGGGCATGGACATAAACGATATGATTGAGCATGACTCTAATCTAGCCGAGTATTTAGACGAAGAGGTTCTTACAGATATATCTATGGATCTTAGGGCATCGTTCGAAGATGATTTACAATCAAGAGATGCTTGGGAAGAAACATATACTAAAGGTTTAGATCTATTGGGTGTTGGGAGCACTGATCGTTCTGTTCCGTTTGAAGGAGCTTCTGGAGTAACACATCCGTTGATCGCTGAGTCAGTAACTCAGTTCCAAGCACAAGCGTATAAGGAATTATTGCCTTCTGGTGGTCCTGTTAAGACGAAAGTCCTTGGTGTTGCAAATCCAGAGACCGAGGGTCAAGCTACTCGTGTCAAGAACTTTATGAATTATTTGATTATGGAGAAGATGGAAGAGTTTGATCCAGACATGGATCAGATGTTGTTTTATTTACCGTTATCAGGTTCTACGTTTAAGAAAGTTTACTATGACGAGGCCAAAGGTCGTCCTGTATCTAAGTTTGTTGCAGCGCAAGATGTAGTGGTTCCATACACTGCTACTGATTTGGTCACCGCACCACGGATATCCCATGTTTTAAAGATGACAGACAATGAAGTTAGGAAACTTCAAGTTAGTGGCATATATCGAGACATTGAGTTAGGAGACCCTGGTGATACTGAGGAAGACACTGTTGAACAAAAGGTAGATGAGCTTCAAGGGATTTCAAGAACATATAAGGACGAACTGAGAAACATTTTAGAAATACACTCTGTTATGGAGATAGAGGGTTTTGAAGACAAGGACGAGCAAGGAGAGCTCACAGGGATAAAACTTCCATACATCGTAACGATAGATAGAAGTAAGGGTGATGTATTATCTATTCGCAAGAACTATGCAGAGAACGATCCTTTAAAACAAACGATTCAATATTTTGTACATTATAAATTCATGCCTGGGTTAGGCTTTTACGGTTTTGGTTTAACTCACATGATTGGGGGTCTTGGACGTGCTGCTACTAGCATCCTACGTCAGCTAATTGACGCTGGGACGTTGGCTAATTTGCCAGCGGGATTCAAGGCTAGAGGTGTAAGGGTTCGTAATTCGGATGACCCGTTACAACCGGGTGAATGGCGGGATATAGATGTACCTGGTGGCGATATAAGGAGTGCGATTACACCGCTTCCGTATAAAGAACCATCTGCAACGTTGGCTCAATTGCTGGCGGCTTTGATCGAAGGTGGACGGAGATTTATCTCTGTTGCTGATGAACAAGTCAACAACATGAGTGGCGAAACACCAGTAGGCACGACTGTTGCTATGCTGGAACGTGGCATGAAGGTGATGTCGGCGATACACAAGAGACTGCATTACGGACAAAAGAATGAGTTTAGAATACTAGCTCGGATTGTTGCAGAGAACCTACCTCCGTTCTATCCGTACCAAGTTGCTGGAGCGAGTCCTGAAATAAAACAACAGGACTTTGATGGACGTGTGGATATAATTCCCGTGTCAGATCCTAACATATTTTCTATGGCACAACGGGTAGCATTAGCTCAAAGTCAGCTACAACTAGCGCAATCCAATCCAGAGATGCATAATATGTACGCATCGTATCAAAGGATGTATCAGGCGTTAGAAGTTCAGAACATAGACGAGATCTTACCTCCGATACCAGAGCCTCAACCAATGGATCCAGCGATAGAGAACGCGAGGGCGTTGTCAGGACAATTGCTTCAGGCTTTCCCAGATCAGAACCATGATGCACATATCATGGCGCATATGATCTTTATGAAAACGCCGCTTGTGCAGACTTCTCCACAGATAATGGGAACATTCTACGCGCACCTCCAAGAGCATTTGAACTTTAAAGCTACGAACCAGGCTATACAGGAGGCGCAAGAAATTATGCAACAAGTGCAACTATTGGCTCAATCGGGAGGTATTAGTCCTGAACAGGCGCAACAGGAGATTGCTGACATACAAGCTGGTCTTAACGATCCATCCGCTTTGGCTAATTACGTTGCAGAGATATCGGCTAAGATGATGGGAGAAATCATATCAGAGTTGATCCCACCACCCAATGATCCGATGGCTGACCCTCTGGTTCAAATCAGAATGCAAGAGCTGCAAATAAAACGAGACGATGTTGAGAAAGATAATGAAATAGACAAAGCTCGATTACTTATGGAAGCCGCTAAGATGGAGCAACGATCTGCTACGGATGCGGCACGTCTTGAGGTTCAAGAAGAGATTGCAGAGGACCGAACCGAAGTAAACAGAGAACGTATTGAGGTTCAACGAGAGGCGATGGAAGCGAGAAACAGGAGATAGACCAATGCCACTTAAAAAGGGAAAGTCTAAGAAGGTTGTTAGTTCGAACATCAGCAAGTTAAAGTCTGAGGGCTATCCTCAGAAACAAGCTGTAGCTATTGCTTTGTCTAAAAAAGGTATGGCCCGTGGTGGCATGGTTAACTCTAGGTTTAGTCCTATATCTAAGCCGCAAAGGTTCTTAGGAGTATTTTAACTATGTGGGGAAGATTATTTAGTGTTTTGCTTCTGTGCATCCTCCTATCGGGATGTAGCACGTTAAGTTGCAAGGTTTTTCCATTAGATAATTTTTGTTCGTGGGGGGCGATAGATGAGAGTTAAGAAAAGAACTGTTTTAATATGCTTTCTTATAGCCTTCATTATGGTTGGTTATTTGTTTTTTGCGGCTATAACACAAGCCGCAGATAGTAACACGGTTTCCTCGACTGTCATAGATAAATCGGTGGGGACTGCAAATGCGCCAGGAATAAACATCAATCAGAATGATTCTTGTGGTACGGCTAACTCCATAGCAATACAATCCCAGATCCTCGGCATTGCCAGAGGTAAGGCTATTATTGATTTGAACTGTGAGCGCATTAAACTAGCTCGTGTCCTAGGGCAAAGCGGTTTAAGAGTGGCTTCTGTGTCGGTCTTGTGTGGCGACCCTTCAGGCCGTGTGTTTGACGCTATGTGGAGGGCAGGAACGACCTGTCCATTCGGTTCTTTATTAGATCAAGGCTTGATCGGAGAAGAAGCCAAGGTGATGTGGATAAAGAACTCTGGAATGATACCCGAAGGCAGTCACTTTAAAAAGATGATTGAGCAGGAAAAATTAGCAAAAGCAGAAAAGAAAAAAGCAGCGAATAAAGTTAAAAAGAAAAAGCTAAAAGAAAAGAAAGTAACCAAGGATGAGACATCAACCACTAAGAAGGGTGGCCTGCTTCTTAGCATTGTTACTATTCTGCTCATCCTCTAAGGCAGATATAAACTGTGCCACAGATGTAGTCGGCCTATGTACTCCAGACATATCTTATACCATTACCGAGACAGTAACCGAGGAGAGTTACTCTGAGGGCGATGGAATTACAACGATAACAACAACGAACACAGAAACAACGGTAGACACTGTTGTTAACACTGACTCAGGAGATATTCTTGATGGTGATAATGATTTTGTAACTTCTACTAAAGAAGGCGATATGGATTCTGATTGGGGAGGACAAGGCCCAGCTAATATATCCTCTGGTTCTACTTGTGGTGATTTAGGTGCAGATAAGTGCGCTCAGATAACAGGCTCTGGTAATAGCACATCTACGATGGGCGTTAGCGGTATGGGTACTACGTTTATACAGACTATTGATATATCAGACTTAAATATTAGTAATGGAGGCAAGACAACGTACACTATTAAGGTAGATAAACAGGACGCGGCTGACTCCATATACATGCACATCACAGGCAAAGATGGATCTTCAGTTAAGTTTGCTGGTACGGATGTCTTATCTGCGGCAGGCGTAGATACAGGATACGCATCCTACTCTGGTGGTTTTGATTTT